CCTCGGCCAAGGTGATCGGCGTGGTGGCTGGTGCCTCCACAATTTCAAGTGCCTCATGGCAAAAGAGCGGCTGGGCCATTGTCAGTCTTCCTTAACGGCGGTCTGCACTTTGCGCTTTTTGACTGCACGCTCGACTTTGCTGGTTGGCGCTTCCGCCGCTTCAGCAATCCCGGCAGCCACAAAGCGCACAGCTTCAGCCTCATTGCAGTCAATGATGTCGCCTGCGTTGTGGGAAAAGCCAATTCCGGCCATCGAAGTTAGCAATTTTACTTTTGGCATTTTTGCCTCCTTTTCGGCTTAGTGAGTGGGCCAGTTTCCCGGCCCACCTAAAAGCCGACTTACGATGCGGCAGTGATCAGGTGCTTGATCGCGGCAGTGTTGGTCAGAACGCCGTCGAAGCGAACATAGCCCAAGATGCCGTAGTCGGGAGCAAAACGCTCACGGGCAACGTAGATCGAAGGTGCGCCCACTTTGCGAACGTAGAACTTCGACATGTCACCGAACAGCATGACCTTCTTGGCGGCTGCCAGCGAGTCCATTGCTTGGTTTACAACAACGTTGTAGCCCAGAATGTTCTGCGGGATGCCAGCTTGATAGTTGCCCATCTGCCAGAGGTAGTTGCCGTTGCCGTCTTTCAGCTTGCGAACTGCGGCCAGCGTGCTGTCATTCATCATGATAGCGGTGCTGGGTGCGTTGCGGTAAGCAGAATCAACCGAGTGGATCAGGTCAATGATCTCGTCGGCGGTCACGGCTGCGGTGCCAGCGGCTTCCTTGCCTTCTGCCGAGTTGGTCACGATGCCTTCAACATCCGACGAACCCGAGCCGGTGGTCAGCTTGCTGTTTGCAATGCGGCCCAGACGCTCACCAACCAGTTCACCCAGCAGGCTTTCCATGTTCAGGATGCTGTCTGCGTTCAGTTCAGCCGACCAACGAATCCACTCGCTGTCAAATGCGAATGCGCCCAAGGTCTTCTGACCGAAGGTTACATCCTTGCCGCCATCGTCGGTGACAGCGCCGCCTTCAGTGTGCGCTTCTGCGGTCACTGCGGTGTCGTCAATGGTTGGGATGTTGAACGTGCGGCCATCGGTCGAGTTGATGACGGTGAACAGGTCCGACGAATACATCGGGCCGGTTGCAATCATCGCTTTTTCGATGAAGGTAGCCAGTTCAGTCGGCACGGTGTAGCCACCGGCAGTCGTGGTGCCAGCAGTTTGTGCGCGATGCTCTTTCAGAACATTGCGAACTTCTGCGTCAACGTAGGCATCGCCACCTGCTGCAATCATTTCAGCAAATGCAGCGCGGTAGTCCATCTTGAAGCCTTCGTCGATGGCAGGAACCGAACGCTGCTCGAAAGCAGGACGCTTCGAGTAGTCGATCTGGTCGCCAGCGCGCAGAGCAGCTTCAGCTTTTGCCAAACGGTCGGCACGAGCCTGCAGTTTGTCGTGGTCAGCCATCATGGCGTCAAATTCACGCTCGATTTCTGCGGCACGTTCTTCCGGGGTTTCGTCGGTGATTTCCGACAGTTTGGAGCGGGCCTCGGTGGCGATGTTCGCCATCTTCTCCCGCAGGTCTTTAATATCAGCCATCTTGGGCCTCCATCTAAGGGAACTGGTCTGTCATCACGACGATCAGTCCAAGTGCTTGCCCAAGGCACGGGACAGGGCGAAACAGCGGGAGACCGCTGCTATTTCATCAAGCGGCCCTTCATACGCAGGCGGCGCTGTGATTGATTTTTCTCTTGTGCCTTTCGGTGCTGTTCAAGCGAACGCAAGCCGATTTCTGTGCCTTCATAAGCAGGCGTTGTCACGATGCTAACGTCATACAAACGCAAGTCTTGGATCATACGCTTCGGCATATCGCCGCTGTCATCCCAAGACTGACGCTCTGGAATAAACGCAAATGACATTTTGTCCAGATCGCCACGCTTCATCTTAGGAACGATGCTGCGCACGTCTGGGTCTTCCATGTCCAGCGAGGCTTCCATGTAAAGGCCACGCTCGTCTTCAACCAGCGAAAGTGT